CTCGGTTTAGGTTTTCCGCCGTTGTTAAGCGGTAGGCTCGGTAGCGGCCTTGAGAACGGCGAAGTCGCCAACCAGCGCGTTGGCCTTCTTGTAGGGGTTCGGGAGAACGAAACCTACGAAGGAAAGGTAAGCGGGGTTGTCGTTGTCGTCCTTCTTGGGCTTGGAGACAATCATCTTCACGTGAGGGAAGAGGATAGCCGTGTTCTTGGACTCGGACTCGGCGAGGATAGTCACCTCGATGGTCTCCGGGGTCGCCATAAAGCCCTTGCCAGTGTAGTAAGTGCCTTCTGCACCCTTGACGCCAGTCTTGTCTGCGGCAGTACCAGCCTCGATGGCGGACCCGGCTACATAGAAGTAGTCGAGCAGTTCCTGGGCGATGGAGGGGATGTTACCCGTCATACGCCAGTTGCCACCCTTGTCGATACTGGTATCGATGACCTCCTGGTGCTGGTCAATCTTAATGTCGGTGCTGGACGGGTCGTCGCTCTCCAGGTTGAAGGTTCCTTCGAGAGTGAAAATCTGGTCAGCTCCGGTGAAGTCGAGGCCGGAGGTAATATCTACACCAGCGGCGTTGTAAGGGAGAAGGGACAGGGATGCGTTGCCGATGTGAAGGTCGTCAAGCATCGCGTGAGTGAGAGTTGCAGGCATAGTTATTTCGATTTAATAAATGCTTTGTAATTGATTATGCGCACGTGGAATCCGAAATCGTCGGCGGTGTCCCCGACTACGCGAGGATTACCCTCGATAAGAAGCGGCTCAATCCACAAAGGGAGAGTGTCGAGCTTCTTCTGCATAACGGACAGCTTCTTAGAGTTCTTCTTTTCCTTAATGTCTTGGACGTAGAGGTATACAACAACGTGACACGTGCCGAAAGCGGCCTTGTCGAATATGCCCCCCGACACCCTGACAACGACGAAATCCGTAATGGAATCGTCCGTTGCTTTTGGTCTGTTGTTCCAGACGCGCGGGAAACCAAGTTTCCGCACCTCGTCCGAAACAAGGGCCTCAATATCGGTTATGTCAAAGTTGTTTCGCATTAGCTCTTTTTCTTGAAGTATCTATTGAAGTTCTTCCTTAGCTCCTCGGCAGTCATTGTTAGAATGTCAATCTCATACTCTATCTCGAATATGATTGGCTTTCCGTTATTGCGGTGCGCCGTCATTGAAGCAAGAACAATCCCGGTATAACCGTCATTGACTATGCTTCTGGCCACATCGCGCAACTGCTTGTGAGCCTCGCCCTCTCCGTGTCGCCCGTCGTTCACTTCCATTTTCACTATCGAGCCGCCTTTCACCAATGCCCACCCGTGGGTGTCTCCGGCTATGCGGTGTCCGAAATGTTCACGGTCGTGTAACGCAATCGCGTACTCGGTCGCCATAGGAAGGATTTTCAGCATCGCTTGTTCGATAATGGTATCCCTTTGCTTCGTGAGCCAATCCAACCCACGGTCAATGGCCTTATCGTTCTTGCGAATGTTTGACATTAGTTCTTAATGTTATCCACCCAAAGGTTCGTTCCCCAATTATAAGTGGTCTGTTTAATCACCTTAACGCGGAACGTGTGGGTGTAATCCTTCATAACGAGTATTGCTCCCGTAGGAATCTCCGTAAGGAGCATAGGGCAGGAAATCTTATAGTCCGCTACAATCACTTCACCGCTTGCTTTAATGCCTCCCGTGGCCGTTCTATACCCCCAAGGAACCTCGGTTATCTCCTCGGTCTGGAAGTCTCCCGTAGAGTCGTGTCGCGGATTCCACTTCCCGTCGTAGAGTATCCTTCTGATACTCACCTCGGCGGTAATGGGGTCTCCGTTTTCATCGGTCAGGGGAAGCCCGTTCATATCGAGGCTTTCACCGAGAACCGTGAAGGTATGTGGCCAACGGGGATTATACATTAGTATAACGGCTTCAAAGTGATTTTATTCGTAGGGTCAAGGAACGGTTCATCCCACTTCTTGTAGAGCGTTTTCGCCATGTCGAGTAACCCGGCACGGTTAATAGCGTTCTTAATCGACACGTAGTGAGTCCAACCGCCGTCGGATTCGCCTTGCGTTCCCGTCTTGACGGAAGAAGTGGCCGCAGCAAAGTACACGTCCGCGAGGCAGAGGTCTCTCTGCTTTTCGGTTGTGTCGGATAACAGAGTGGCGTCGTCCGAGATACCCCTTGCTACCATAGTGGAGAAAAGGAAATCATCGGAGAAATCCATATACGGTTCGGCTTTGGCGGTAAGCCAACGCGCGAAGGTAAGGTTGCTTGCTATATCGGCCATCTTCTTCCTTCAATTACGGGTTCGCAGATTTAGGCGTTGGGGTACAGATAGTACATATACCTCGTGGCCGTCGGGATAACCAGAGAGGTCATTTCGGTATTGTAGCTCTGGCACTTCTTAACGAAGTCCACGCCCACGGTGAGCAGGAGCTTACCGCCGTAGAAGGAGCCGTAGTTGCCGCCTTCGATAGCGATAGGTTCCACGGTCTTGACGACACCGATTTCGCCGTCGGGTACGAACACCCAAACATTCTTGTTGAATGCGTTGATGTTCTGACGAACGAAAGCCTTCTCGTTCTTGGAAATGCTCTCCACGGGAACAAGGGAGTCGATTGCCTTGATAGGAGCGCCGATGATGGCCTCCAGACGGGCTTTCAGGACCTCCCAAGGCTGGATGCGGGCGTAAGCCACCTGGGCGGTGGAGTCGCTGGCGGGCAGCATAGAAGTTCCGATAGCAGCCAGAATCTTGCTGTGACCGAGGCATTCCTTGAGGTAGTCGATTTCAACCTCGAAGTGGCCACGAACACCAGCATAGCGGGCCTTAGCAACAATGTCGGTGAGGTCCTTAACGGGGTTGGAAGAACCGCCCTCGTTGATCTGCGTGTGGGTAGATGAAGTCCACCAACGAGCCGCATCAGACAGGGTGGTCTTGTTCACGGCGGGGATGTGGTAGTCCAGGGTGATGTTCTTCACACCCTTCGGGTTGTTCGTGTTATCGATAACGAACTTACCGGTAGACACGGCCTGGTGACGCTGATAGGTCAGGGAGTTGGTGTGACCACCAATGAGCTTGTCAACGGTGATGAACAACTGCTGATAAGCTATCTCGGCAATCTGGGAAGGAGTGGTGGACTTGCGGTCCTCCACGAGTTTCATCTTGCGGAGCTTATCTTCGTTGAAGTACTCCACCTTCTTCATGCGAGGAATCTTACCAGTGTAAGCCTCGAAGCCGAGGGTTCCGTCGGGCAGGGCAGGGGAGTCAACGTCGTAGTACTGAGCCATAGGGTTCAGTCCCAGTTCGCCAACAATCTGCTCGTAGGTGAAGTCGGTCTGCATGAAGGGCTCGAAAGTAAAGCCGTCCAGCTGGAGGGCGTTGTACTTGCGGGCCATAGTGTTGTCCAGGAAGGTCTGGATGCTTTCGCCAGCACCAAGGGCGCGGGAAAGGAGGT